GATGCCCCGTGCGCGTTGGCGTGATTGGTTCTTAGGGTCGTTTGGCGTCGGCAAGCCTGTCAAGCCGATGGCTGAGCCGATGACCAAGCCCGTTGAGGGTCAAATCGGGATCACGGGTCAGAACCGTTATGCCCCGATGTCGGCGCAGTTCTCATCGGACGGACGGATGTTGGCGTTCCGTCTGGACGAGATACGGATAGAAGACCTCGACCGTGTGCGTCAAGACCCTGTGGTGCGTTCGTCGCTACGGTTGCTCAAACTCCCGATTCTCCGCGCGAAGTGGCAAGTCTACTCCGAAGACCCTAAGATTGAAGCGTTGGTTCAAGAGATTCTTCGTCCGCACATGCGCCAACTGTTATGGGCGTTGTGTACCGCGTTCGACTACGGCGTCGCGTTCATCGAGAAGGTGTGGCGTCGCGAACCCGTGTTGCGCGTGTCGCACACACGGTCAACTCAAGATGCGTCCGATGTCTACACTTATCGTGATGTGTGGACGATTGACCGCGTGGTGCATCTTGACCCGTCGTTGTGTTGGGCGTTAGTGTATCCGACGGGCGAGTTCGCGGGCGTGCGCCAACTCCAAGCGGGCGACATTATCCCCGAAGGGAAACTCATCCACTACCCCGTCGACGCCGAATTCAACGAAGTGTACGGCAACCCTGTCACGAAGCCGTGTATCCCATACTTCGAAGTCAAGCTCCGACTCTTGGAAGACCTCTCACGCTATTTCGCGACTTACGGGGTTCCGATTAAGAAGGGATACGCCCCGCCGGGTCAGACGAGTGTGGGCACGGCGGAGACCGGGCAACCCGTGTTGGTGGACAATCTGGAGTATCTTGCGGAACAGTTGGACAATCTGACCAACGCGCACACCATCGTCTTGCCGAACATGGTCGATTCCGCGGGTCAGCGCATGTGGGAGGTGGAACTCGCGCCCCCGCCGGGAGCCGCGCCGTATGAAGCGTTCCTGAACTTTCTGGATGAACAGATGCGCCAAGCGATGGGCGTGCCCGCGCTGGCGTCTGTCCATCCTCAGATGGGCTCGTATGCGCTCGGACGGTCGCAAATCGACTTGTTCATCCAGAACGAAGAAGCGTGGCTCCAGCAAATCCAAGAAGTGCTGAACCGACAGTTAATCCCCGACATTGTGCGCTTCAACTTCGGTTCCCGCGCACGACCGACACGAATCGAGATGACCATCGCGCGCGACGATACGGCGGCGTTGGTCGACGCGATGATTAGTCTGTTGGCGCACGGGCAGCCGTTGCAGACGGCGACGGGCGACACGATGTACGCCGATTGGCAACAACTCGCGCAGGAATTCAATCTTCCCGTCTTGACGCTCACACGCGAAGAAATGATGCAACAGCAGATGGAAATGCAACAAATGCAAGCGCAGATGATGCCCCAAATGGGCAACGCGCCCGATGGGGCGATGGGGAACCCCGCAGCGATGGGCGGGAACGCCCTCGGTGGGATGATGGGGAGCCCCGCAGCGATGGGCGGGAACGCCCCCGGTGGGATGATGGGGAGCCCCGGTTCAGCGGGCGGTGTTGCAACCCCGCTTCCCATTCGCGAACCAAGCGACGGGCAATCCGCGTCTCCGCTGGAACCCGAACCCACACAGCCCGAACAAGCGACCGCGCCTGAACCCGAACAGAACCAGCCCGAACCCGAACCGCAGACCGAACCCGAACCGGGCGCACCGCGACGCCTGCTCCCGCGCGTGCGAATCAACAACCAGAACCCGCCACAGCAATGAGTGTCCCCGTGAATACCGTCTGGGAAGACGATGTCTTCGACCTGTTGCGTCAGTTGGATGACCAATCTGTGGATATGGTCTTCTCCGACCCCGATTACAACATCGGCGTTCGGTACAACGGTAGGTCGTACAGACAACGCTGGGACGACTACATCGACTGGTACATTCGGCTCGCGCGTGAGAGTCTGCGCGTGCTGAAAGACGATGGGAACGCTTTCTTTCTGAACATGCCGAAACAGAACGCTTACTTACGCGCGCGTTATCTCGACGACGCCTGCTACGATGTGCATGAGTATGTCTGGTGCTATTCGCCGAATGTGGGCTACACGCCATTTCGGTTAACCACAGCGCATCGGACGATTCTGCACGCGCGCAAGCAGGTGCGCGTGCGCTGGTACAAAGACGCGATTGCGCAACCGTTCAAGAATGTCGGCGATAAGCGCGTGCGCGAACGAATCGAGCAGGGGCAAGCGGGGTGCATGCCTTACGACTGGTTCTACTTCGATATTGTCAAAGCGGGTGCGCGCGAGAAGACGATTCATCCGTGTCAAGTGCCGCGTCGTCTGTTCGAGTTTCTGCTCCGCGCGTCGACACGGGAAGGCGATTTGGTGCTGGTGTTGTTTGGGGGCGCGGGTTCCGAAGTGGCGGTCTGTCACGAGATGGGGCGACGCTGGCTCACGGCGGAGATTGACCCGGTGTATGCGGACTTGATACGCAAGCGCGTGGCGTCGGGCGCGATTCCCGATGAGTATCGGTGGCGACCCCGTGCATCGCGTTCGGGTATACTCGCGCGCGAACGAGGGAAGAACGATGATGAAGACACCACAGTTTGACGAGCGTATGGAGCAGCGATGGGTCGCGATGGTTCCGTCGGAACCGTCGGACGAGACGAGTCCGCCGTGCGTGGTCTGGGACACTGATTGGGCGTGGGTTCAGCAGAATCAGCCCGAACTCGCGCAGGCGTTGGAGCCGTATGTTGAGGCGACGCGCGTCGAATTCACCGTGCGCCCGATGCGGTTGGTGGAACGGCTGACGGCGGAGACGAACGCGACGGTCATCCAAGCCGACGGGACGCTGATTATCGATCAAGCGCGGTATGTGCTGTGGGTGATGCAACAGGTGACGGGGTTGCCCGAATCGGTGTTGCAGGCGTTGCCCGACGCGATTGGGCGTGCGATCTGGGACTTAATCCAGGAACGGTCGCGTGTCGTAAATTTTCCGTGGTCGAGGACGCCCTTCTCCGTGCCGCCCGTATCCGTGACGCCCGACGAAACACCGAATCGCAGCCCGTCTACAGTCTCGAAGCCGAGACGAGCAACCCCAACCCGCTCTTGACGATGGTGCTGTTGTGGCGGATGGGGTATCTACATCTTGATTTGGGGCAGTTGCCCGTGTCGTTGGCGGAAGCATTGCTCCGTGTACGCTTAGAACTGGGGGAATAAAACGATGGCGAAACGAACAGAAGCGGAACAGGACGCGGGTGTCGCCGAGCGCGTGTTGCAGGCGACGGACACAGAACTCGCGTTTCTGCGTCTCATCCAGCGGTTGTATCACGGCAACATCGCACGGTTAGTGATTGACCGTGAGACGGGCGACATCTCTATCGATGCGCGTTATATCCCGCAAGACCATGCGGCGATCGTCCAGAAGTTCGACTTATCGGATGAACGGCACGCGGTGCGCGTGTGGCTCGCGGCGAGTGCGCGCTTGGAGTCGTGGAGCCCGCCGTCGGGTCAAGCGTTGCACGATGCGCGTGCGGCGGGCGCGGGCGTGCGCTCGTGCGCGTTTCTCGCCGTGCTACGCGACATCGCATCACGCTGGGGGCAGGCGTTCATCACGAATATCGTCGTGCGCAACGGGGAACCGCACTACTTCGAGTTCCGCCCGTCGCTCAGCCCGCTGACACAGGGCGTGATGTATCGCGTCGGGATGGAGAACGCGGATTGGCTCGTGCCGCAAGTCGGCGGAGAGACATCAGAGCGTGGAAAAGATAGTTAACCCCATACGGGTCGTTCTGGACTATCTGGCACTTCGGCGGTCAGTCTACGCCGCGCAGGGGTGCGGGGAGGTGCGATTCTATCCCCACCCGGTCGGGAACATCCCGTCGGAACGGATGCCCGTGCTGATGGCTTCGCCCATCAATCTCGCCACACAACCGTTCGGGATGCCCGACATCTTCATGGAGGTCTATCGGTTCGAACTCTACGGGTTCGTGATTGACCCGGACCCCGAACGCGCGAACGAACTCCGTTGGATATTTGGCGCGACGACGCTCCGACTACTTGCCGAACTCCCGCACTACCTGAACGCGGAAGAGCATACTTTCTACACGCAGGAACATTGGATGCCCAGCGTCGAATTCACACAGACGATGATTGGCAACTCGCCCGTCGATGCGTGGGTTGCCCCGCTGGTACTTCAGAAGATTGTGCAATACACCCCGCTGGCAATTAACGAACAGCCCATCGTGCGCCACGAGCCGTACTGAATCGCCCGAAGCGTCGTAACTATCTTCGGTATGCAATTGCCCGAACTGTTCTACGCGCTTCTGGTGGCGCAAGCGTTTGATATTGTGTTGGGCACGCTCTGGGCGTGGCAACGAAAGCGTATCCACAGCGGCATCGCACGGCGCGGAATGACCCGTAAAGTCGCTGTGCTTGTTATCGCGGGTTTCGTGGCGATTGAAAATCGGTATCTGACCCCTATCGTCGGGATCGATGTCTCAATGTTGTGTTTGACTTATTTCATCGTTGCGGAGAGTATCAGCATCTTCCGTTACGCCGCGCTGCTCGGCGTACCGATTCCCCGCGCGCTTCGCGAGCGGCTGGAAGAGGTGCAATCCGAACTCGAAGCGATGGAGCGTCGTGGAGACACCGACGGGAGCAACGGAAGTCATGGGGGCAGTTCGGGCGGGGGGAACGGCGATGGGGGGCTACTGGCATACACGCTTGTCGATTGGGGCTTGCGTATACCGCTACTCTGGTGGATACTATTGCGCAGGACGCGGGGGAGACATTGATGGCGCGTGTGACGGCAAACGAACCGTGCAAGTGCCCCGACGAACATAAGCGGGACATCCATCTCCAGACCGTCGGGGGTCATCATCGTCCCGGCGTCTACTGCACGAAATGTGGGCATCTCACTCCGAAGCGCGCGGGCGCGTATACGACGCGCAACGAGCAACCCGACGCCGCCGAACTGCTGGAACACGCGAACGCGCTGAACGAAGCGAACGCGACGGCTCTCCAGCGCGTGCTGGATACGACGGTCGGAACGCTTGAAGAAAGCGTCCAACGGCTCCGCGCGAAGGTCAAACGGAACCCCGAACTCTATCCGCTTCTCTTAGACGCCGAAGAACAGCTCGAACTCGAACGGGGCACACAACAATTGAACGCTGTGGGCGAACCGTTCAAGACCGACTGAACGGCTCGTACACAAATTTCTCTTTCGTCGTATATTAATGTGGCGTTCACGGGGCGAACGACGCGCCGGGACGCTTTTTTTTTCGATTCAGGGGTGCAAGGCATGGTCTCGTACTTTCTGTCCGAGATTCGTCGTGGGGGGTGCGGTTGTCAAGGCAAATCGTCCAATCGCTACCGTGTGGAGGTGTTGCGTCGGGGCGAATGGTTGCATCCGCGCGCACCCGGCGGGAAACTGGTCATTGACGACCGCATGATGCGCGAGATTGTCGACTACTACAAAACCGGCGTGATGGGGCGTGAACTCCCCGTCAATTTGAACCATGCCGACGATTCCACAGACGCCGCGGGTTGGGTCGTTGACTTGGAACAGCGCGGCGATTCGCTCATGGCGACGGTCGAAATCGTTGACCCGCGTGTCAAGGAACTGGTGGACGGGAAACGGTTGCGATTTGCCAGCGCGGAACTCGCGCTGGGCTACACGCATCCGGAACATCGGAAGCGAATGAATGTGTTGCGCGGGATTGCTCTGACGAACCGCCCATACATCAAGAACATGCAAGACATCGCCCCACTGAATCTTTCCGAATTCGCAGACGATGAGGAGGACACTATGGAACAGTCGAAAAACACGGGTTCCCATCTGCTCCCACCCGTGCGTTTCAATTTTCGTTCCCGTGATGAGGCGGAGACGGATAGGAACGCCGAGGGATTGAACGATGCGCTGGGCTTGAACTTGTCGGAGGGGGAGACCGCTCTCATTGAACTTACGGAAGAAGAGTTCACCGATTTGTTGGCTCGCGCGTCGCGTGTGGACGAGATGGAGCATGAACTCCAGCACTTGCTGGAGATGCAACGCGAGACGGCGCGTGAGGCGTGGCTCAGCGAATACGCCGACCGCGTGCCGCCCGCCGTGTTACACACCGCACGGGCGTTAGTCCGCGCGCTGGAAGGCGCGACCGTCACGCTGTCCGAGTTAGACCATCTGCGCGACGACGCGCAGTATGTGCTGGCTCTGGGCGAAAATGTGGGCGAAGACTATCAACTCCAGCCCGTGGAACTGGTGCAGATTCTGCTCAATGAAATCGCCGCGACGAACCAGTGGACACGGCAGATGGCGCGGTCGCAAATGGGCTACGAAGTGCCCACGCGCACCAGTGTCATCACCAACGATTCGCAACGCCTACAGATTCTGCAGAACCGTGCAGACCAAATCGCACGGAACGAGAACATCCCGTTCAGCGAAGCCATCAAGCGCGCGGCGCGGGAACTGCGCATTTCTGGATTAAGGAGGGACTAAGATATGTTCACAGCGTACAGCAAGGTCGGTCGCACGGAGACTTATGTCTGGCGGGACTATGACGATACGGCTAAGAACCCCGTCGCGCCGTTTGTGCCCGTTGTGCTTTGGACGGGCAGCGTGCCGTCCAGCGACCCGATTTTCGGGGCGCATCAAGCGGTGACGATACCGAAGCACGACGACGCCGCGTTCTGGTCGAACGGGGGTAGTGGTTCCAATGTCGTCTCCGCGTGCAATCTACCGATTATCGGCGTGACGCAAGGCATCGCGATTCACGGGCAGCAAGTGACCGTGATGAGCGAAGGGATAACGCGGTTGATTGTCGGCGGTGAAGTCCGAGCGGGCGACGAACTCGTGTTGGCGTACAAGTCGACAAACGCCGTAGACCGCAAGTTCATTCTCGACACGATGCATCCGCTCTTTAGAGATGTGCCCGAACTGCGCCCGCTGGTACATCCGTACTGGGGACGCGCCGTCGCATTCGTCGCCGCGCGGGTACTCCCGTTGCGCGTGGTGAACCAGCGCCGCGGAGCGGTCACTTTCTCCACGGGCGCATTCTCGTACACCTTCGGAATCGCGCTTCAAGGGACGGAACCAGGCAACAACGACGATGCACTGCGGTTGATTTCTGTGCGGTTGACGCCGCCACAACGGGTTTACTAACCGCACTTTTTGAAGGAGGGGGAAAATGCCGAAGACAACAGGTGGAAACGCGAGTTTTGGTCTGCATTACGACCAGATACTCACGAATATCAGTCTCAAGTATTCTCAGCCGGGGCTTGTTGCCCCGGTGGTGTTTCCGACGCTCCCGGTCAAGAAAGAGTCCGACCTCTACCCGGTCTACGACCTCTCGAACTTCATTCACATCGACGACGCGCGTCAAGACGGCGAAATCGCGCGCGAAGCGTCGTGGGGCTGGCGGCTCGAATGGTATCGCACGGAGCAACACTCGCTCCGCGCGATGATTACGCCGCGCATGCGCGAGAATGTCGACAACGCGATTGACCTCGAGGTGGATACGACCAACTATCTGACGGAGCAGTTGCTGCTCAACTGGGAGATTGCCGCCGCGCGGTTCATCAGCGACCCCGCGAACAACGGGTATGCGCAGAACCTGAGCAATGCGTGGGACAACTACATCACATGCTCGCCGAAGACGGACATCACGCTCGCCAAGAACGCCATCTTCCGCATGACGGGGCGTGTGCCGAATGTGATGATAGTCCCCGCGACGATAGCGTCCCGCATGCTGCTCATCGAGGAAATCAAAGAAGAGCGCAAGTATGTCACGGACTTGACGCAATCGGGTCTGCCGAACCCACTGTGGGGTCTACGGGTCATCGAAGCGCAGTCGCTGCGTGCGCCGTCGTCTCCCATCGGGTCATACTCGCTTGACCCGCGCGCCACCACACCG